CATAACCTGCTTTTGGATGTTCTTTTGGATATACTCGCCTTAGTGCTTCGGTGGCAGCGTGAACATTTAAAGTTATTCCCATACCAGTCTGAGTAATAAATAATTTCATATCCAACATCGCTTTATAATCGTATTGATGTTCGTTTGTTGTTTCCTTATTTAGCACGTTGTAAGGCTCAATAATAAATCTATGGTATTTCTTTTTTGTAAGTAGTTTTTTGCCTATGGCCAACATATCTTTGTAGCTAAATGGCACATCGTTTCTGATTATTGCAAAGTGTTCCTCTACCCATTCCATTGATTCTTTGTACTCTTGTTTATTCATTTTTTTCATTGGCTTGGCTGAGTAGTATTCCATCAACTTAAACTTTAACATACCGACGTTGTTTTCTCCTGCAAACACAATATAATTCTTATTGTTAAAGTAGCAATCCAATACTGCAAGAAACCAAGTAACGACTGATTTACCTGCGTTGTCGTGTCCTAATACCATCACTAAGTTTGAATTTTTAAACCTCCAATGTGTATCAAAGTCATCCCATCCAGTCAAATCACCCATCTGAAATGTTCCATCCCTTTGTTGCTCTATGTATTTGTCGCAATCTTCTTTTTTAGCAAGAAAGTCAAAGTTATCGTCATCAATCTTGATGTCTATTTTATCCAAAAATACTGCTTCAACTTCTTTTTTGTATTCTCTTTTTTCGGGAGTAAAATTTCCAAATCCTTCCTTCAATAACCACTTTGCACATTCTGAAAAGTCATCTCTAAATTTTAATTTTGCCAATACTTGACTTGCATTGTAGGCTTTGCCTTGTTCAAATTCACTTGATGAAGTAAACACATAGAACAATCTTTTTGAGTCATCCCAATCTGCACTCCATTTGCCAGTTCCTCCCGGTCGTAAAAATAAATTCTTTGATCCTCTGCTTTGTGTTATTTTCCATCCTTGATTTTCAAGTAAAGCAATTATATCTCCTTTTTCATTCCATTGCTCAAATGGAGATATGTTTTCACTTATTGTTTTTTGGTCAATCTTTTTTATTGATGGAGTTTCAAATACTTCATTTAGTAACCTTGCACACAAAAATAATGTTTGCCTTTCTGTTGGAGTAATTTCTTGAATTTTATCAAGTGATCCAAAAATAATTTTATAACCTTCGCTTGGAGCAATCATAAAGTAACCGCCATTTTCTCTTGTTTCCAATAGCACTCTGACTTTATCCTTTGGGTTTTCTAATTTCTCGGCATCTGTGCAATGTCTATTTGCGAGTTTTTTATTGCCTTCAATCTCTTTGCATCTAAAAATAAAATGATAACCTCCGCTTGGTGTGGACTGAACAACTAACTTATGCAACAATTGTTTGTCAGCATCTAAAATTAGCTTTTTGTAATTATCAAATAATTTGCCAGTCAAATCATACTTAGAATCAATGTCAATACATTGCAGGAATCCGCTAACTTCACCACAAACTAATCCAATGCCTTTACAAGTGGTAAATGATGGCTCAATCAATTCAGCTTGGTTTTTCTTCCAACTGCCTTGCGGTATTTTGTTATCACCTATTGGAATAACAGAAAGTCCTAACTTAAAATATTCTTTTGCTTTTTCTATCATAACTTAATATCCTAAGGTGAAGTCAACAGGTGGAGATGGTAGAGGTGGATATTCAAATCCTTGTTTCTTTGGTGTTGGTGTAGATGTTAATTCAATTTCATCTTCCCAATGTCTGCCATTAAGATAAGTTTCAGGGTTTTTTCTAAATTTTTCATCGGGAGTTGATGCAACGTATCTTGGAACAGATTGAAGTATCTTTTCCATATCGGAAATGCTTAACTTCATAAATTTATTTAAACAATCCTTCCTGCCTACTTTTTTAGAATACAACTCCCAAAATCTATTAAACAATAACTCTTTATTATTTATTACATTTACATTAACATTAACATTAACATTATCAGTTGATTTTGTTGAAGTGTGTTGAACACTTTCAACACTTGTTGATTTTGTTGAAGTGTGTTGAATTAATTTAGCTAACCTCTTTGCTTCTGCACTTGCTTTTCCTGCTTCGCTTCGTTTTCCTATTGTTACCTCCCAATCTTTTAAATCCCTTTTTAATTGATTTTCAATTGGCTTCCAAGCGGTTAAAATCAACCTATCTTCTAAAATTGGGTTTTTGTCATTAACGTATTCAAGTAAATGATTGAACAAAATGCCTTTTTCTTCATTGGTTAAATGGTCAATGCTTTTTATTAAGTCAGCATACAAAATAAATGATTTCTTGTTCTCAGCCATATCTATAATTTTTCTCTTTGATTAATTTTGGATATTTGAAGATAACAAGCATACTTAATGTTTGCCTTTGGATTTGTATTCTCAGCAAACCACTTTAAATACTCTAAATCTAAACAAGAGGCAATCTCCGTTCCTTTGTATTTGCCAAAATAAAATTTAGCTGGTTGGTAAGAAATGTTTTTAATAAATGATTGGCACTTGTTGCAAGTAGCAACATTTTGTCCATTTTTTAATTGTGTTGAGTAGTCATTCTCTGCTCCGCACTTTTTACAAACTATGTGTTCCATAAAAATAAATGCGACTAAATGAAGGTAGGAGACTTCACTTAATCGCTATTTCGTTAAATTTCTTTACTGATTCTGCTCCTACACAAAATCACTTTGCAAATATAAGTTTAATAATTGAATTAACTAACTTTTACCCAAACTTTTTTAGGGCATCCGTGCGACTTGCTCTCCTTCATCTCCTGATACGTTCCATTCCATTGTATCAATCCCTTCTTTTGAACTTTCAATATTAATGCACCATAGGCTCTCGGCTCAGGTGGTTGGCTTAGTCCATTAGCCTCTGCCCATAATCTGAAGTCCTCAGTAATAAATTGATTGTTAAAGGATAGAAACTCTTTGAATTTATCAATGGCAAAGTCCTGCCATCCTGGTTCTATTTCTTCCTGCTTCTGCTCTGCACGAAGTATTCCTATTTCTTTGGGTGTTAGTGGTGGTTGGTTGAATAAGTCCATAGTTTAATAATTGATTGTTTGTTGTTCTTCGGGATGTGGTAAAGTAATGTTCAGAAAGTCTTTGGCCCAAGTAATAAGATTTTCGATAAAATCAATAAACTCTGATTTTGTTAAGGTGGTTGTTGATCCAATCTTCTCATAAGGCTCAACTTTTTCAATGTCGTGAATTTCTCCAGTGTTTACATCAACATAGATTCCATCCTCCAATGCTAAGATAACTGATTTGCCATTTACAATAGATATAAAGCGTTTTAATTTTAGGAACTTGTATTTTACAAGTTCGTGCATTTCGTCTTTATTGTGGCCTAATTCTTTGGCTAAAATTGATATGTAAACCCAATAGAGTTTATTCTGCTCAAGGCTTCTTGAACTCTTTTGCTTTTCAATTGTAATAACAACTCTTTTACCCTCCAAGTGTTTTAATTCTTGGAGGATATTTTGAGTTGTGTTTTTTTGCAACTTGCCATCCTTAACGGTTGAAAAAAATGTTGCTTTCATTACTTGATTTGAATGTTTTTGTTTTGTTGCAACCTTGCACCGATAACTACCTCGCCTTTCTTAATGGCTTCCTTTATAGCAGTTTTGTCAATTGTGTAAGTTGTTTTTTCCTTTAAAAATTGTGCAGGAATATCAGCCTCATTATCAATTTCAACTGATTCTGATTTGCGGAAGCTAATCTTTAAGGTCGGAGTTTCTAACTTGTTAATTTGATACAATTGCATTGCATTAGATACAGTTGTTTCCAATCGTTCAATGGTTTTCAACCTCGCCTTTTTAAGTTCGCCTAATCGCTTAATTTCGGCATCAATGATTGAAACATCACTTTCCATTTGCTTAACTACAAATCCGTAGCCCCTTGCTTTTTGTTCGAGTTGCTCCTGGTTGATTGTAAGTTGCAATTCAAGTTCGGGAGAACATTCTCCTCCCGATTCGATTAGTTGATTAGCCAATTCTAAGTACTCTTTTTCTATCTGATAAATGTTAAGGTTGCTCATAAGATTAAAATGGTAAGTCATTAACTTGGTTACTTGTATGTTCTTCAACATCACTTGGCATCTCAGTATGGCTTGGATTCATTATTGCCACATATTCCAAAGATGTCATCATTTTGCTTTTAATAAACTCAGGCAATGAGTTAAATTGGTCTGTATTGAAATCGTCATAAGACAAAACAAAAGTAGGATTCATTTGAGTTGGGCAAATCATACCTTTAGGCATTGGAGTTATCCCGGCAATCTCTTCATAAATTTTAGTTGCATCCTTTTTGCTTGGCTTGTGAATGATGTTAAGCATACAAGGAACACCAATTAATTTTGTGATGTCAAAGCATTTTGCTTCTTCTTCGGTGAAGTCTTTACCTCTCCAAGATTTAAGCATTGCCCTTAATCCGCTTTTTTCGTGCATTGACAAAGTAAATTCTTTGTCAATTACTAAGGGTTGTTCACCCTTTTCTTCGTTAAACACTTTTAGTTCAGTTGGTAGTTCCCAACCTATTCTAACTTTGTTTAGGATTTTCTTTTCTCCTAAAATGATTTCTTGAACCGTTCCGATTTGAATCATCTTGTAGCATCTTGCTATGTAGTTTGATGCTGGGATTAGTTCTCTTGAAGTCGAACCATTACTTGTTGCATTGATTGCCATAATTGTTTTTTTTTTATTGTTAGTGATTATTTTAATTGTGATGTAACATACTCAATAGCTTCTTCTTTTGTAGAAAAAACGTGATTTGACCTAATTAAGTCCGATTTATAATCTTCCAACTTAAACCAAACACTAAATTTGATTTCGTTTTTTGTTACTTCGGCATCAATTCGCCAAATTTTACCGATTTTTAATTGATTTTCCTTTAAGTAAAAGGCTTCTTGCCCTATCTCATAAGGCAAGGTAATTGTTGTTTCCATTGTTGTTTTCATTTTGATTGTTTTTTTTTGTGATTATTTACGTGTGTTGTAATATACTTCGTGTTCTTCAATGACTTCAAATACTTGCTGCAACTTGTCGTATAATTGCTCAATCCTTGCATTCTCAAGTAAATTAATAGTCATGTATGAATGTCTATCTTCCTCGATTGGTTCGCCATCAAATTGAGTAAGGCGGTCAATCCTATCAATGTATTGAAATGTTAAGATACCATCTTTTACCCAAAAATCTACATGCTGATTGTCGGGGAAGTGAAATCCGTTCATAACTCGTGCCTGTCTGAACATTGCTACCTGAGCAATTGTTACCAATGGCAAGTAAGGGTCGATTGTTGTTTGTGTTTGTGTTTTTTCTAATGTGTTCATAGTTGTTTTTTTTAATTGTTAATTGTTGAATGCAAAAGTATAAAAATATATTAATATATCAATACTATTGATAAAAATAAATTGCAAATAATTGTTAATCAAGCTAATTAATTTTAGTTAGCCTAATTTTTTATTTAATAAATCGTACTTTTTTTTGATTTCAATAAGTTCGGCCCTTGTATATTTGTAATCTCGTTTGCCATCCGATTCACTCTCCAACTGGTCAACAAAAGCAATCCCAAATCTTTTTATCAATCCCTTCCGATACTCAAGCAAATTGCCTGACTTACCCATATTACAATACTTATTGCACTGCTTATGGCAATTACGTTCATCAAACATTAAGGCTGAGTATTTTCCTGCCTCAAAGTAATGGCCACCTGCATATTGAACATCTCTTGTAGTGCCACAACTTATGCAAGGCAATTCTGCATCCCGGAGCCTAATAAATTTTTGAAATGATTTTTTTGCATCACTTTCGTAGTCTGACAATGTTTTGAGTTTTTCTCGCTGATCCTTATCTTTTTTCTTTTCGGCCTTAGCAATTATCTTCTTTGCCTTTTCTTTGGCCTCAGCTTGTTTTTTTTGCCCCTCTGGTGTATGTATCAACCAAGTTATGTAATGTGATTGATTGACTTGTTTTTGCCCTAATTTAGTAGGTATAAACTCAGTACCGCAACCACAATTACATATCTTAATTTTTGCCATCAAACAAAGTTAAGCACTTACCGGCATACTTTCTAATCTCTCCTGCCAATATACTATCCCATTGATAAAAGTTTCTGCCTCTAAACATTTATTGCTAAGAAATGGCAACTTTTCGCCATCTTGAGTAGTGATTAAATATTGCCCCAATATTGTTTTGTAAATAACAAATCCCTTATATCCAAATCTAACCTTGCCACCTTCCCAATTATGTTCAAAGGCAACTTGCAAGGCATCTATCAAGGCTTTGTTTTCAGGCAAATATCCATCCATTGCCTTGTCGTACATCTTGCCATAATGGATTATTGTAGCGTGGTCTTTGCCTATTAATGAGCCATACAAATCTAAGCTAATATAATCTTTAAACTTAAAATAAGCCATGTAGCCAATTACTTGCCTTTTCATCACTATGTGCCTAAGCCTACTTTTATTGACAAAAATAGTTTCAAAATCAGTTCCAATGGAATCTAATAGATAATCTAAGTATTCACGGATTTCACCCTCGATAATGTTGTACTCTTTTTTTTCTTTTAGTTTTCTTCCTGCTTTTTGCATTTTGTTTGTTTTTGATTGTTTATTAAAATGGACAATAATTGTCCTTACTTTCTTTTATTCTTTTCCAGTCTTTTTGTATCTTTTCCCTAACTGCAATTCTAATAAATTCATTGACATTAACATCGTATTCTTCAAGTTTTTTCAATGACTTTTTTTGTTGCTCAGTAAATGAAATTACTTTTTTGTAAGTTAGTTGTAATTCAGTTGGTTTCATAGATTATTGATATAGTTATTGTACGCAAGTCGAGTAGTTATATG